TAAACCTGTCTGGACTTTTTGCGCTTACTCGGTTTGGCAATAGGACCTAGGTTTTGAAGAAACTGGCTAGTGCTTTTAGGGCTGAGTATGTGGTTTCGCATAATTTCTTCGCCACCAAACTCTCTAATTTTATACATTCTTGTATACGAGCGCCCACTTGATTGTCTAGCAACATCGCTGAGGACAGTAGCAGCAGATCTAACTCTTAGTCGAGCAATGCCTGTCTGTCCTCTTTTGGGTTTATTGAAGGCTTCTACTAGAACTGAATCATAGGGTTGCCTCTTGGCTCCGCTTACTGCACTACCAATGTTCCCGTAGTCCCGACTCCAACCAGTACGACCACCATGACGCATACCGCGCATAGGGGCTTCACCGCGGTATCCATGTTGTAATTCTTTTTTGACCGAGCTTTGTACTGGTCTAGCTATCTCTTTGAATCTTTTTTTCAATTCAAACGACTGCTCTTTATCTATTTCATAGAGGGCTTTAGCAAAGACTTTCCAGTCTGAGGCGTAGACCTTCAAAGCGCTTGCACGCCCTGAGTAAAGTATCAATGCCATTTAGTCCGCCTATCTAACCTAAGTCTACCGAACAAAAAAGAAGCACCCCGAAGGGTGCTTCTTCTTAGCGCTTAGGTGCTTGGTGCGTGGCTCGCCATACAAGATAGCGACCAATGGTCCAGAGCATCCGTTCGTCAAGCTGCATAAGCTCGCGGGGACTGATGCCTGTCTCTACAGCTAATGTGGCTATGTACCAATGAGCTGACGATTCACCAAGCCCAACTATTTTTTTTGTTCAGACGGGCTAACACTTTCTACAGTGTCCACCCACTCCTCGAACGAAAGAGTAGTTGCTTTAGTGCGGGACTCGCTTGCCCAAGCTAGGAAAAGCAAGTGAGTAATCTTGATGTTGTTTTCAAGACTGGCTATTGACATGTCAAACTTGGTTTCAAGCTTTACCATGTCAGATGGGTTGCAAATGATTTCTTTTAGCTCATCTGGCTTAGCAGAGTAAGCAACTTGTAGGTTTAGTCTCATAGTGAAATCCTAGCAGGGATTACGGGGCTGTTGCCCTGGTGACTTCACCAGATACAGGCCATGTAACCGAAAGTGTAGCCAGATCGCCCACTGCGCCAGCGAAAGGCTGATATTGGGTACACAACGCTGTGAAGCGATATTCAGGATTTGTAGCGGTGACTGTGCCAGAGGTAGGCGCAATCTTTACAGCTACGGTTGAACCGAGTAGTGGGAACAATAGAGCGTCTACAGCGCCAGCTCCGAAGTCCTGGTGGAAGTCTAGTGATACAGAAGCGTCTTTTAACCCGCCAATCCTGGATCTATAGGTAGACCCGAAAGCTGTTGTCTCAACCTCGTCTGATGTGATGTCAAGAGTTACAGAAGCAATGTCATCACTGATAACGGTTGTGCCTATAGTAATCTTGTAATCTTGTGCGAAAAACTTTGGCATTTATTTCTCCTAGTTTGCTATGACTGTGACCGTAAAGTCAGCAGCCAAGTATGTGTTGTCATTTAGTTGAATTGAACCAATGGAGTTCAATGAAGTCACTCGACAGTCGTAGGCTGTTCCGCCAAGGCTCTTGTCTAACTCTATCGCATTTTTTATAGAGTTTTGCCCTGTTGAGATGTAAGCGTCAAGCGCTCTTTGGGCGTATTTTTCGGCTGATCTACCGACAATAACCGTAACCGTAAAGTTGTAGTCCACAAGACCTTTGGCGTAAGCCCTGTCGTAATTGACCGAATCCAAAGACACGATAGCAATAGGCGGGTTCGGGTTGTCAGGGATTTCTGCCGATGTGCGAAGACCAGGGATGGTTGCCAGGTTAGTAGCAATCCCAGCGCGGATGTCTGAGATAGAAGCCATTAGGCGAAAGTCCTCATAATGCGGTATGGCATGACTAGCTGTTCTACATCTGGGTCTAGCGAACGCCCAACGCGGATAGCTCCAAGATCACCGAATCCTGCAACACCAAGAGGTGAGTCAAGGCGCTTGTAAATTCTGGATGACTGAATAATGGTTGCCTGAGTCACTGCGATTGGAACTGCTGACCAGCCCCATACTCCAGTAATGCGAACAAGAGCCTGGCTTCCCAGTGTGTTGAATAGTTTGTCATCTACAGCAAGGATGCTTGTGTATGGAATGTTTAGTCCGTCTTGTTTTCCGTTTACTGGCTGTAGCTGGTAATCAGTTGCGTTCCAAGTTGTGTATTCGCTACCGATTTCATCAGTTGTCTTTAGCTCTGAGAGGCTGACCAAATCGTCAATGTTTACCAAGTAAGAATCTTCGGCAGCAAAGTTTCTAACTGCTGTGCCTGCATTGTAGAAGTACCGATAGGTGTAGCCGTCAATAAGTCTTGAAGCAGACTCTATAGCCATCTCTAACAAAGTGTCATCTACGGAATCTGTGATTCGCAAGGCTGCTTTGACTTGGGTCAGTGTTGCGTAACCGTTGGTAATTGGCATGGAAATCCTTTGCTAAGTCTGTGTCTAGTCTATCGCCTAAAAGACAAAGCCGTCTGGCCTATAAACCCAGCTCTTGTCTTACTTTTGCTATGTAGGCATTACCGATTTGGTCATTTTGTGAATTACGATTGACCCCGCTTAGTGTCTGGTGGTCATACCCAAGATCGTGAATAATCCTGACAGTGTTGGAATGGTAAGGCTTTGCGCCTGCCACAACACATCTAATGTAAAGCTCCCAGTCATCCCAGATTGTGCCTTTAGTCACGCCACCAGTTTTGTTGTACAGCTCTAGCTTCATAGGAGCAGCGCCTGGACAGGTCATTTGGTAAGGTATGTTTTCTGGTTCCCATCTGCCCTCAAGTATCTGTCCATTGTGCTTGAATTGCACCTTGTCAATGTAGATGTCACAGCCCTCAGCCTCGGCTTGCTCTATCTCATCAAAAGCTCCTGGTAGGTATTGGTCATCTATGCCACAGACCGAAAACCAGTCGGCTGTTTGATTGGTTTGCATTAGGTGTCTAAACTCGCCAAAGTCATCGCCATCAAACTCAATGAATTTAGTAATGTCTTTGTATTGCTCTGGCAAAGCAGATAAGGATGGTTCCTTGTTTTGAGCGTCATAGACAAAAACAATGGTGTCGGGTTGCCTTTTTAGACCAATTACGCCATCCCACCATTGAGGGATAAAGCTGGTGTATCTTGTGCCAAATACGCCAGCACTAATGCCTACTGTAATGCTATTGACCAAAACAACTCCTTAGATTTAGTCACCAAATTAGCCAATACATCAGGATCACGCCAGTTTTTTACTGAAGTAATGCCTGCCAAATCGTTTGTATGAACTTGACAACCTGAAAGCACTGCCTCAATCACAGCCCTTGGCTCTGCATCAAAGCCGTTGGGTAAAAATACAAAGTCCTTGGCTCTACTCATTGTTTCTAGCACCTCACTCCTTGGCTTGTCGGTCATCATCACTAAGGGTATGCCCTGCTGATCTGCCCAAGCTTGAGCTTCAACTGGCCCCTTTTGAGGGTGCATCCTTGCAGCCCATAAAGCAAAGGACTCTTTGGGCTTTTGGGTTATCTCCCTAATGTCTAGGGGTGCAGTGACCCAGGTGCTTGCCTTTGGGTTAGTCCACTCAAGCTCTAGCTCTAGGTGTCTAGGTGTCCGACAGACAAGAGTTGAGGCCGAGCTGAGCAATTCAGCTCTTTCCTCTGTTCTTGTTTGCAAGTGATGGACAGCAACAACAGGGTTTCGCCTGGCAAGCTGTGTCATGGCAAAAGGGCTGAGTAAGTCTGTGCCAGTAATGACTATCTTGTCAAACTCCAGTGCTTGCTTCCAGTTGTCGGGGGTGATGATTCTGTATTTGGTTGGGGCATCTGTTAGCAATGCCACATCGGTCATTTCTGCCCCACCGACTAGCTTGCCGTCTGAGTCTGGTAAGTGGTGAGATACCCAGGCAATCACTTGAGCAGTTTCTTTAGGGCTGGTGTCCAGTACTTATTCCATACAAAGTCATGGTCGTATTGTTGAGCAAACTGAACAGCTTTATCAGATTTGCCTTTTCCTCTTTCGTAGGCTTCTTCCAACGCCTGCACGATTAGTGGAACCGAAGGTATGGTAAAAAATGAGCCCTGAGAGTTGTCATACAAAGGCTGACCGCCTACTGTCCATCCATCCCCAACCAGCTCTGGCGAAGCGGCAAAGTCAGAAACAATCACTGGCACGCCACAAGCTTGAGCCTCGACTGTTGGGATACCGAATCCCTCTCCATAGCTTGTTGCAAGCATTACATCCCACGAACTATAGATTCCAGCTAAATCTTCTTGACTAATACCAAATCGGTAGCTAACTGGATCTACGAAAGCCATGTTGTCTTTTGGAATACCTAAAATCTCACCAAGAGACATCAGATTCCAGCCGTGACCGCTAACTGGGTCTGTGTGAATGTAAAGAATTGCGTCTGGGTGCTTTTTACAGAAGATTGAAAACGCCATAAGGTTTTCGCCAAACGCCTTGCGATGGATAATTCCACCTGACTTATTGGCAGCGTTCATGCCGACTATAAATCGGTCATTACCGAACCCCATGTAATCTTCGATTGACTGACCAGCAATCTTTTCTCTGCGTTTGAAAACTTTTGTATCTACAGAGTGAGGAATGTAGATGGACTCTATACCCTTTGCCTCTAGCTCTTTCTGACCGAATTTTGACATTGCAAGAGGTGTGACATTTTCTTTTGCGCTCCATTTTGCTACTGCTGGTGGGACTGGGCTGTGGTCAATCGGTGTCCAGGATGCAACATTTATGCCATCCCAGCCTTTGCCTTGAAAAACCCAAACATCGTAAAGAGTAATTAGTAGATCAGGTTGTTTTTTGTTTAGCGCTCGCCAGTGCTTGTGACCCAAGATGGCGGAGTCATTTGAATAAACATCAGTTCCACGCGGATAGACAGGCACATCGCCATACTCTGTGGCGAACTGAGTCTTGATGCCTTCGTTTCCGTAGTTAGAGATAGCAGCCACATCTGCGCCGTCTCTTTTTAGTCTTTGAACTAGCGCCTCAGTAGCGATGCCATAGCCAGTTGGCTGTTTTGGCGAATTTGAGAATACGGAAACAGTCCCTTTTATTTTAGACATGTAGGTTGCCTTTCTTTGTCCCCAGCATAGCAAAAGAAAGACCCCAAGCGAACCTACACGCTTGGGGTCTTTCAGCTTTTAGCTAGTGATTAGCTTGCGCCACCACGGAACTTCACAACATGTGCAGAGTGGGTTAGGTTTCCGTCTACACGCATGGTGACACGGAATGTTGTAACATCCTTGTCAAATGCGAAGTCGCTAGACTGTGCTACCTGGATTCCACCAGCGGTGCGAATCTTGTAGCTTGGCATGTGTCCAAAACCAACGCTAAATGCGTTAGTTGCAACCGCAGCAACCGCTGGGTTTTCGTACACTGGGTAGCCAAGTAGTGTTGCTGGCTGTCCTGGGACTGCTGAGTCGGTCCAGATGTAGTTACCTGCACCATCCTTTAGCTTACGCATAGCAGCTAGGCCAGACTTGCCAGTGATGAATCCAACACCAGGAAGTAGACGAGCCTGTCCGTCTAGTGAGTAAATTAGGTCAATCAGGTTCTCGTATGAAGCAGCACCAGATACTCCAGTTCCACCTGTAACAGCAGAAGCAGCAGCAGTCATAACACCAGTAGGCTCAACGGTTCCAGTTCCAGTGGTTAGACCAGTGTTTACTGCGAAACCGATTGAGTTTCCAGCCTGCTCAGCGATAAGTGCTGATAGGTCGAATCCTGCATCGTTCAATAGTTCGTTCGCAACAGGTACTAGGAAGCTGTACTTGAAAGCGCCCAAAACGATTGAGCTGAATGTTGGGTCTGATTCAGAGATCTGAACAGCCTGTCCCTTGATGGTCGCGGTTGAGCGAGCAGTAAGGGTTGGGATGGTTAGTGACTCACCAGTGGTGGTGTTAATAACCTGTCCGATGTCAAGCATTGGACCAGCCAGTCTTGCGATCTGGAATACCTGGTCGTAGAAGCTCTTTGGAACAGTGTTGTCAGAAGAAGTAAGTGTACGCTTCTCAGACTTAAACTCGTGTCCGCCACGGATTTCTCCCATAGCGATTGCGCGGAAAATGTCAGACTCAGACTGACGGCTTTCTGCTGGAGTGGTGTTTAGTGTTGCAGCAGCTTCGTTAGCGCGGTTCTCGCGCTCGG